CCATTTACAAACGGAAATATCTCGCCTGTGTTCTACGAATGATATTAACGACATTGTGAAGGCTAATCATCTTCACGACCGCATTCGTGAGATTCAAGAGGAGTTGGAACACGCACAACCGGTCGAAGAGTACTACTTGAAAAACATGGACTTGCTAGACGAGTATTACAAGAAGCAAGATACCTCGGTCAATGCACCTATTTTGCAGTCCAAGGACGCCAATACCTTCCTCAAGTTTTTCAGTGCATCCGTTCCCTCTGAGAATGGTCTGTCTCGCAAACAGATGTTTGATGAGTATGTTCAACGTATGAAGTTGTCCAGTGGTCCAGAGGTCGTTCAGTTATTGACCGAGCATTGCGTCCAGTGTAATGTTGCACGGGAAGAGATTAGTTCAGAAGGTATTTTGGTCTGTCCTCGATGTGGCTCCGAAGAGTATGCGTTGGTTGTCTCGGACTTCCCTAGTTTCCGTGACCCACCGAAGGAACGTAACAACTATGCATATAAGAAGATCAACCATCTCAATGAAATCTTAAACCAGTTTCAAGCCAAGGAATCGACCATCATTCCCGAAGATGTCATGAACGAGGTCATCATGGAACTCCGCAAGCGCCGAATCCAGAACATTGCAGATTTAACGGAAGAGGATATACGTCATATTTTGAAGAAACTCAATCGTTCTAAATATTATGAGCACAGGGCCCACATCCTCTCTCGACTCAATGGAAATCCACCTCCCACCATTACTCCCGAAATTGAAGAGAAAATCCGAGCCATGTTTCAGGATATTCAAGCTCCTTTTCTGCTTTACTGTCCGAACGACCGCACGAACTTCTTGAGTTACTCGTATATCCTCTACAAGTTCTTTGAGCTGTTGGAGTTGGATGAATACAAGGTGTTCTTTCCGTTGTTGAAGTCTCGTGACAGATTGATCGCCCACGACCAAATCTGGAAGAAAATATGCGACTACCTGAACTGGGAGTTTATTCGCAGTGTATGAATAAACAATGTCTTGGATGGATTATCAAAGAGCTGTGGAGCGCGGGGAAAACCTCGATGATGAGATGGAAAGACATCAGAAGCGTCTAGCCGCAGAAAAGGCTGCCCGTCAGCCCATCGTTAATACTCCTGTCACCGTTCCTAGTTCTATTTGCTTCGTAGCAGACGAGAACGAGAAAAAACAATACGTGTGTCCGGAGTGTAAAGCCGTAGAAGGCGGATCGGCACGCATCATCACTCATAATTTTAACTGCAAAAATAAGGGTAAAGAATACTGTCAGAAGGGCAGTAAACGCACTCGCACCAAGAAGTCCAAGCGTAGTAAGTCACGATCCAAAAAGGCGCGTAAAACTCGTCGCAGTAATAAGTAAATGTCACTGCGTGCAAGGGTTGATGACTTCTGTAAGACAGCCACAGGGCTTGGAAAGAAGATTGAGACATTGGAGTTTGAGATCAAGACCCTTAAAGAGAAGTTGAATGCTGCAAAGACCGTCAAGGCGGCTCCGAAGAAGACTCGCAAGGTGAAGAGTGTCAAGGCGGTTCCGGTTCCGGTCGCGAAACCGACTTCGGCTCCAAAGAAGACAACTCGCAGGAAGATGACGGATGAGGAGAAGGCTCAACGAAAACGTGAGAGGGAAGTAGCAAAGGAACTTAAAAAACGAGAGGAAATGGGTCTTCCTCCAGTAATGTAAAAACTCTTGGACTGTTTAATCATCTGTATCATCTTCATCATCACTATCGACGATGTTCGATCCATAGTAAAAGTTTACAATGATGTTATGACCCACTTCGTCAAGATGGATACGATACCCGTCTCGTTTCTTATCTTTCTTGTTTATATTGATTCCGATTGTCTGGTTCTTATTTGCACTCTCGATAAAACGAGTAATAAGCATACCGTATGTAGTGGTTGATTCTTGACTAGGTTTCTGAATTTTCAGCTGACCGCCATTAGATCGTAGTCGCTTTATTTCATTGAGTGTGGCTGCATCTCTAATGAGAGGATAAATCGTTTCGATATCATATTCTCTTCCATTTCCAAGATGTCCTATAGAATCGAACTCTTCTTTTGTAACGTGGAATACGTTAGGTACTGTCCATGCAGGTTCTGATTTTTCGCGTGCAGTTTTTGGTCTAAAGTCTTGTTCCTTAAATTCAGATGGATTCTTCTCATGTAACGTTTTCATAATTGTGATTCGATCGTTTAATGTATTCCAGAGGTGCTCTGGGAAATGTAATGTAAAGTTGTCAACATAACGTACATCTCCATTGGCTCGTCCCGCTACCTGTAGAAGATCTGCTATGTTCTTCATATGACCAGATGAGAGAATCATGTTTGTAAAATTAAACCCTGTAGTGTTGAAGGTAATTCCTCTGATGATTGTTAACCAACCTGTGATAGCAAGCGAGTCATTTGGATGTAGTTCATTCCATTTCTTAAACGTTTCATATGGTTCACCTGTTATTGAATGCTTTTGCCTGAACAATTCAATAGTTTCGAAATTTCCACGTGGATCGTAAAATCCTTTTGCTCTTTTCTTGTCACCATTGTCCACATATACATGGAACCCTTTTCGTAAGAAGATGTCTCTCATCTTATAGTGACTCTCTTGCGTTAACGAAGCAGGAGCAAATACGATTCTCCTTTTGTGGTCTTTCCATTGTCCTAATACTTCCGATGCATAGACAACTGTGTCCTCTGTCATAGATTTAATCGAAAAATCATGAGAATGATCGTTTAACCATCTATATTGTTTCATGAGATCGCTATAGTTCGTGTTTAGAACGCTGTTTTCATCCATCGTTTGGATAAGGTGGTTGATGTTTTTCAGCTTTGTGATACCGGCTTTCTTAAGATTCTTCCAAAAATCCTCCAAAGGTGTGGCTGTGATGAAGTGGATATCGCGAATTGTATTGTCTTGTAGTGGGTCTTGAACGGTAAACTGATTGGAAATGTCTTTCAAAAATGCCATAATGAGACGCATGTTCTTATCGGCTTCATCAAACATAATCGTCAATGTGATGCGATGGATTCCAATCTTAGAAAAATCATAGCGACGATTCTTTAAGGTTTTGAGAATGTCGACTAAATCACCTGTTCTTTTTTCATGGGTGCACATCACGATTAAATCAGGTAAATCGTCTGCTTTTTTCAACCTCATCATTCGGGCCCAAAGCTGATCAATGTTTCGCATGTCTGAGTCAGATCGGCTTGATAATAGAAGTGTGTTTAATGAACCGAGTTTGTTGTTCACACGCACCTTCCATTGAGCCGTTTCGGATAAGTTGTTGTTTGTTAACACAACTGTTATATGATGCGTTCCATTTTCAATGTTACCACAGTTTGCTCTGCTTAGAATCGAGAAATGACGAACGTAATCGATTGCCTTTTGGGTCTTACTTATACCTGCGGGAGACTGCATGAGTGCATTGTTTAGTAACAATGAGACTGAATATAACGTGTTCTCCATTTGTTATGATTCAATTGGCTCTGTTTAAATACCTCTTAACGAAAAAACGTATTTACAAAGAGAATACAAGTAAATATCAATATGAAATCACCTCTTCGATACCCCGGAGGTAAGACACGGGCTATCCCAATTTTGAAGGAATATATGCAGCGCGAGTATCCATCGAGGAGACAGTTACTTTCTCCATTTCTAGGTGGAGGAAGCTTTGAACTCAGTTGTTTAGAGTTGGGATACACTGTCTTCGCAAACGATCTTTTCCGTCCACTCTATGTATTCTGGTCTGTATTGAAAGACAACCATCAACAGCTTCAAAATGCTGTATCCAGTGCACTTCCAGTGACAAAGGAGGCGTTTACAAAACTACGAACAACCATTATGACTTTAGACTCTATGCTTGAGATTGCAGCTAGTTACTTTATTGTCAATCGCTGTTCATTTAGTGGTGCAACGTTCTGCGGTGGTTTCTCGCAAGAAGCATCTGAAAAACGACTGACTACATCCTCCATCGAACGACTTGGAAAGGTAAACTTGTCGAATATGACGCTTTCCAATCTCAACGCGGTCGAGTTTCTAAAACAACACCCTGAAACAGACGATACAGTAATCTATGCAGACCCACCGTATTACATTTCAACATACATTTATGGAAAGGATGGAGATATGCATGAAGGGTTTGATCATAAGGGTTTTGCTGACTACATTCGTACTCGTAAAGATTGGATCCTATCTTACAATGACTGTGAATACATTCGAGAACTGTATAGTGGATGTCGCGTTCAAACCGAAAAATGGGCATATGGTATGAACGCTTCGAAACCTTCAACTGAAATCATCATTCTACCAGCTCTGTGAATCCTGGAGGTAGTCGATTGAAGAGACAGAATGAAGATTTAGGGATGTTTTTCGTTGGAAATGTAAGTGCCATTGAGATATCAGTTGGAAGACCATTCTTCATATGTTTTGTAACACGGAATCGAAGTCGTATACCCTCTACATTAAAGAGAGGTACTCCAAAATTAAGAATGTCGTTGCCGGTATGATAAATACCTTTTCCTTCGACTATCATATAGTGTGACCCTTTTTCATTGTAGAAACGAGCGATTGAATCTGACGGTACATCGAGGTAATCATCTGGAACCATTTCACCTTTACTAGGAATTCTGTTCCATGGAGTAAAGTCGCCTTTTAATGTCTTGAGTAAAGGATACTTTGGTGGAACCTCAAGTTTTCCATTCTGTTCGTACAATGTAGTACCACCACCTTCGAATCCTCCTTTGTTTTTAGCTTCCCATCCAACTACTATACCGTTTATGGTGGACGGGATATCTTGACCATGTGTTCCAGATGCTATTTTACCTACGTGAATGGGAGAATCATGATAGTTAAGACAACTTAAGCGTTTTGCACAGAGTTGTTCCCATTCAGTTCCTGAACGAAGCGAGTTGCCTCCGCGTGATTGTGTGGGTTTAGTTATTTGCTGCATTTTGGGGGAAATCTAAAAACTCTCACTTGAACAAATCCGTTTTTACCTGGAGTGCTCTCGATGAATCACACGGAGGTTGCGAAGATGTTGGAGCTTTTCATAGAACCAGTACTGGCACAACATCGGTGGTGCGAGTCCTGCGTCTACACACATCAAGACTGGAATCGAGTTAGATTTAGGGGAGAGAACGCGTTCGTGAAGCATACGATAGACTTCAATCGTGAGTTCGGGAAGAAGGTGTTCAATACGACGTTGACGCATGAAGGGTGCACCAAAGGCGTCTTGGGAGTAGGGATGTTGAAGAACATCGTAGATGAGGGCTAGGCACTGTTTACAGGGTTCCATTAGACTTGATGGATTTATTCAAAGTGATTCCGTTTTAAGTAAAGAGTCAAATAGCTCGTAGCCAAGACAGTTCCAAAAAACCAAACATCATTCGATGTCCATCTAAACCCAGTATCCCAATCACCTAGTGTGTATTTTGTAAGCAGTGCAGTCAAGAGTGGAACTACGATGATTGTAGGAAAGTTTGACCGGTTTTGAATCATTGATAGTCCAAGTGTCACCAAGACTACAAACAAAAAGGTCCGTATCATTACGTATCTATCGATATGTTTTTCATTCTATGGGTGCTGTGTCAATACGTAGACTTTCCGTTTTTACAATGACTTCGGCTGGTTTGGGTTCAGTGAGAAACACATTTGTCAACACATGTTCAACTTCCATCATCGCAGTCTTGACTTGAAGCATATCTTGTTCACACTCGTCCCATTTGCCCCATGGATACCAAATCGTGTGATTGTATTGGTTGTGGTAGTAGAAGGTCAAGATCGGTTGTCCGGTCCAGGACGTGCCCATACTGACATTGGCGAGGGAAGGAATGTGGAAGACTTGTTGGTGGATGCGAACGAAACGAGGCATTATACAGTTTAATAGTTTGTTGGGAGGATTTCCGTTTTTACGGCTTGGATAACGCGATAATCCATAGATACCCAAAGGAAGGGATCATGTGGAGTATCATGTGCCATCGAGTTGCAACTGTGCAGTCTGAATCCCATGCGAAACAACGATAGTATCGTCCAAAGTGATATAATACATTTCCACTGACCACTAAGAGTGAAAGAGGAGCTAAGGAGTATGGAAGTCCTCGAAAACTCATGAACGATGCAATGGTCATATTCATGTACACAAGGAACAGGTCTACAGTGAGAAGAGATGGATATCTAGGTTTAGTAGCGTGCCAGAGAGTGGATGTTACACATAAAGACATACACCATAATCCTGCAAGAACTTCACGTTTGTATAAAAGTGCTATAGCAGGAAACGACAATACTAGACTGGATGCCACTAGGTAAGGATTTGAAGCCATTGAAAAAAGAGTAGGTTGGGGCGATTACCATCCGTTTTTACAACAGTTTAGCTCGCTCCCTCATCCAGAGTTCGATTGGAATGTGTGGCATCAACCATTCACAGACTTCACCCACATCCGGTCCGTCTTCATGCACGTGGTCGGTAACGAGTTTCTCGACACGCCAGAGGACTGCACTTTCCGAGCGTTTGAGTTTGTCGGCAACCTCGAGAAACGTTGCCTCTCCTCGTCGTAGATAACGGATGAGTGTTCGTTCTTCTCCAATCGTCCAGGGTTTGTTCTCCCTATCGGTAGGATGAGCATGTTTGAACTCTTCGAGTTCTGCGATGCGTGCATAGAGTTGTGTGAGTTCAGTGTCAATGGGGTTCATCTTGGGTATAGAAAAAGGAATACTAGAAGTAGGAGCTTCCGTTTTTAGAGTTGTTTTATCTCAATTGAAGGTTTACGTTCGGCTCGTTTTATTTTTCCATTCGATACATCTGCAATGTGAATCTTTGATAGAGCAACCCCTCGTGATATAGCTGTGTAAGCGATCTCCCAAGACATTATATGTGTTTCATGAATAACGAAATCTTCATGAATCGTAATGCCTTGACTCTTATGAGCTGTAATCGCAAAGGAGTAGTCGAAGATTTCACAGAAGTCTTCCCATCGTAGAGAAACTACCCTTTTACCCTTGTTCAACGTAATGGTTTCCTCATCGATGTTGATAGTTTCAATAATCCATGTCTGTGTCTTGTAGATATTATTCCATTTATCCGTTCCATGATAGGCCATTACAGGTAATCCAATACACACAGGAAACTTATCGATGTTCACTACCTCGGACTTATGTTCACTTACCCATCGCTCAAAACACTCTGCATTAAGAATACTTCTCAAACGATTTGTGAATGTGATGTGTTTCCATACCAATGGAATCGGTGGTTGATCTTGCCAAGCGGATAATCTACCAGTGTTCTTAAAGTTAAGCAATGCATTATAGAGAGGTCTGTCGTATCTAGAAAATCCTTCTTTGTATTGCATCTCAATGATCGTATTACCACACATTTCTAGGAACAATGGGTTTGTATGATAATGTATCCAATCATCTGTAGGGGCCGGGCACTGATCTGGATCTCCAAAGCATATAACTCTAAACCCAAATGTTTCCCAGGCCTTGATGAGCATGTTCATGTATGAAGGTGGGAGCATTGTGAACTCTTCAAGAATGACTAGATCGTACTTTCCAAGATTTTCATAGTGTGAACTACATAACTCTGGGTCCCAGACTGCACTAGTAAATGTACATGGGTTTGCATATAATATACCCCGAGCACGTAGGTTTTCAGTTGCGGCATGAGTTAATGCAGTTACCAGTGTATTGCTATGTGGATTTCGATTTACGATTTCAAGCAGTTCATGTGACTTTCCGCATCCCGGCATTCCTCGAACAAGGGCGTTCTGAGTTTGCAATACTTGCTTATAGCGTTCTATTTCGGCGTCCTTGATATAGGTAATAGGTGAACGAACTAGTGTATATATAGGTCTGCTTGTTTGACTAAGAGAGACACTAACATTCTGTTGATCGCTTTCAATGAGTTGTTGACAGACTAGATGTCGTTGTAAAGGTATATACCCTCTTTCTTTATGAGTTCGAACATCCTCTTTGATTTTGCGTTTAAACTCATCTTTATCAGTAGCATATTTACTGAGGAGATTGGAAGCAATATGCTTGTTTGCAACAATCTCGTAATGGATGTCTGACATTATAATGTAACCGCATAGCAGTATGTATTTAATGAAGTTGAGGGGATAAAAGCCGTTTGGAAACCACGTTGTATCATCATTCATTTTGAACCTCACCGATACATAGTATTCTCCTTGAAGGAGGTCCAATGGAAGAAGACCAGGGTTGATAGGACGAACGTGATCAAAAGGACCAAACACATTCATGTCTTCATCTGTTGGAATCGAATACGAAACGTTGTTCTCTATTTCTATCGGATAGGTATCGTAGATATATCTTAGTTCACTATTGTAATCACTCTTAAGTCTTTCAAGACCCTCCATCGATTATGAAAAAACCTAGGTAGTAGGTTGTAAATCCGTTTTTAGAACGACCTCGACCTCCTGCTTGTGACGATGTCGTTGTACTCGGGATGAATCCAGAATCCATGGCGAAAGGTCATGACTCCTTGACGTTCCTCAAGGTCTTTGATACTTCCAAATCGATGGTAGTTTCGGATGATGATTGTGCCTTTAGTGAAGAGTCGTTCCAATGCCCATGCAGTAAACATGTCGTCCGTCGGTTCCAACGGTGAACGTTGAGGAGGCTCGGGTTCCTCCTCCACTGAGGGTGCGTGGTCTAAGTCGTAGAGGGCTTCAGATACATTTCCTTCATTCTCACGAAGAGCTACTATTGCGGAACTACGACTCACGCGTGCAAAGCTCATGACTTCATCTACATCGCTTTCCAAGACTGAAATGCCGTTTCCAATATGAATGCGTGGTGAGCTTTCGCCATGAAAGATTGTCATACGCCGACCTGGACGAGCATCGATTTGCACGACGTGAGGTCTATGAATCCATTGGCTGATATATTGGTCCAGTTGTCCGGTGTCTGTATTCTGTCTCACTGGAAAGTCGTCTGGAATGGGTTTCGATACAAGTTCAGTCTCGCCGAGTTGTTTGCGGCATAGGGGACAGGATGCAGTGGTTTGGGTTGTCCATCGACCAATGCATGCAGTATGGAAGGTGTGTGCGCACCCTAAGGTGCAATGGCCAGTATCGGCAGTAATGGTTTCGAAGCAAATCGAGCAGTCTTCCATTGTATAGTTTGGGGGGGAATCCTAGACTATTGGACTTTTAAAATCCGTTTTAATGAACACGGACCTTCATGAAGTATGGACACACTCCGAAAACATATCGATTCATTACCTGAACCTCAACGACGCGCACGAGTCAACGAGTTCATCCAAATCTTTCAGCAAAATAACCTTCCACCGATCGCACAAGCGTTCACAGGACTGAAAAACTGCTATCCTACCTTTCCATTCTTCAAACCCGAGCGAGAGTTTAGAGAGTATCTGGCATGGAGTGACTTGTATGACTTTAATCATCACCCATTGGTTCGTCAGCTGGCTCAGCGGTTTTCGGCTTGATTGCAAACTTTGCGTAGTAGCAGTCTTCGCATTCCTTTCGTGTCATGAGCGTCTCTGAGCCGCAGTAGCACTTTTTTTCATTAGTGATGAGTGTTTTCATTGAACAGGGTAAGCAGACGCCATCGAATGAATCCATATCTTCGATCTGGAACAAGTCGCCACAGTCGTCGCATTGAGCTGTCTTGCATTCGCCAGGTAGAGTATTTCGGTGTACAGGGTCGCAGGTAGGACAGTCTGCGAATGCACAGTGATAACTCTCTGATAAGCAGCCGCCAACTTCCATATGGGCTCGCTGTCCGAGTGAGTTGTGTTGACATCCGAGGCACGACGCAGGTAAACATTGGTAGTCACGGTCTTCGACGGTGTGACATAGGTCTTCGACAAGCTCTTCGACTGCGTAATCGATATCTTCTTTACATGGTTGATCGTATAAGCGTTGTATGTGTTCGAACTCGAAGGTATTGTTGCAGAGTTTGGAGAGTTTAGACCATGCGTTTTCGCATCGTAGTTTGAACTCTTCGTTGGTTTCGGACCACGCTACTCTCTGTATCATGTGTTTTTTACAGAAAGTATCGTAGGTTAGAGTGTGTGTGAAGGATTGATAGGTGAAGGTGATAGACATTTTGTTTGGAGGGGGAAGATTAGATCGCTGACCGATTAGAATCCGTTTTTACGAGTTCCCTTGCTACGTCGTCTACGACGAGTTCCACCACTACTTGAATTGAGTTTTGTAGCATGGTTCTTCAATGTATCGGCCTCCTTTTGTAACGCACGTGCTTCGTCAAGTTT